TGAGGGTCTTGGGCATGGCGACTACAGCAGTGCGCACGTGATTGACGCAAACACCTACGAGGTTGTTGCTTCATGGCATGGGCATATTGACCCAGACCTGTTTGGGGAGGAGGTCCTTCACGACCTTGGGTTGTTCTACATGAACGCTTTGATCGGAGTGGAGTCCAACAACCACGGTTTGACCACCCTTAAGGCTTTGCAGCGTTCTGGCTACAAGAACATCTATAGGCAGCGCAGACTGGGTCAGCGCAGCCCTACGGCGACCGAAATTCTTGGTTGGCGCACAACCGCTGCGTCAAAGCCGTTGGCTATTGACGAGTTGGGTGCTGCTATCCGCAACGAGGAGATCGGGTTGTACTGCTCTAAGACTATTGCGGAGTTGCGGACGTTTGTTCGTGAGGACAACGGGAAAATGCATGGTTCTCCGCATGATGACCGTGTGATGTCTTTGGCTATCGCCAATCAGATGCTGCATTATGTGTGGCTTCCAGAGTATTTCCCCAATAACGAACCCCCAAAGGGTTCGTTGATGTGGTTTGAACGTTTTATCCCTGCCCAGGTGAACGAAAAACGTGCGATTGGTTCTTTCAATGCACGAAGGTAACGACTTTCGCATCTTTTGATGGTCATTACATGCGAACGTTGCTCCCAGGATTTTGAATCTGAGGAAATCCCACGCCGTGGGAGCATTTGTTTCCGATGCCATATCAGAACTATTGACATTGGTTTTACTTACGGCAAGTCAGACTTTCACGGTCCCACGATTGGTGAACGTCAGCGTAAGCAGGTGGAGGAAGCCTCTGCTGCGGGAATCAAGGCTGAACCAGTAGGAACCAGGTGGGTGTGATCTAAATGGAATGGGCAATCCCTGTAGTCGTGGCCGTTATCACTGGCCCTGTTGTTGTCATTCTGCAGCAGTTGCGGAAAGAGAACACAAGCCAGCATGCTGAGTCACGGGGATTGCTTGAGCATCTCATCGTGAAGGTTGATGCGATGGATGACAAGTTGGATGCACATGTTGCTGATGGTCATGGCAAGCCTGCCCGTAAGACTGCCAGCAGGAAGAAGGAAACGGTATGAGTAAGTTCACTCAGGGTAATGTCAGGGCACTTGTTCGCTCTGTTGCTGTTCTGGTAACGGCTTTTGGTTTGAAACTGAGCGGTGAACAGGTTGCTGCTATTCAGTTGGTTCTTGAATCCGTTATGCGGATTGCTTACGCACGTAAGGAAGCCTGATGGCCCGCACACCCAATAGAGACATTCTGGCCCGCTACAGGACGATGATTGATCAGTCCAAGCGTTGGCGCAAGGAAGAAAAGTACGACAGGACCTGGAAGCGGATGGTTGACCTGTATCGGGGCAAGCATTACGAGTACGCTTCCGAAGAGGACCGAATGCTGGTCAACATGGCATTTTCAACGATTAACGTTATTGCCCCCAGCGTGTCCGTGAACCACCCGAAGATCACTGTTGGTGCTCGCAAGCCTCAGGATGGTGACCGTGCGGTCATCACTGAGGCAATTATCAACTACTGGTGGAGGCATTACGATTGCCAGACAGCCCTGAGGCGTGCTGTTGACGACTATCTGGTTATGGGGCATGGCTGGATCAAGGTTGGTTACCGTTTCGTTGAAGAGGAGCGTGTCAAGCAGATGGATGCTGACACCGACCCGACTGATGTTTCAGAGATCAACGATGGGAATGTGGAGACTGAACTGGTGGTCCTGGAGGACCGCCCGTTTGTTGAAAAGGTTTCCGTCCATGATGTGTATGTCAACCCTGAGGCGACATCTATGGAAGACATTTCTTGGATTGCGCAGCGTATCCGCCGTAGCCTGAAGGATGTGCAGAACGACAAGCGTTACAACAGGAATGCACGTCAAGACGCACAGCCGACATCGTGGACAAAGTGGGGCGATGAGGACTCCGCCCGTCCGAACCGTTCAAAGAATGATGCGTTCGTGGATGTGTGGGAGTTTTACGATGTGAAGCGTAAAACGATGGCTGTTTTCTGTGACGGTGGGGATAACTTCCTGATCAACCCCAGGCCTATCCCGTATGCGTTTGGTCATCCATTTGTGATGATGCGGAACTATGATGTTCCGAATCATTTCTATCCGCTGGGTGAACTTGAGGCCATTGAGCCTCTGCAGTTGGAGTTGAACGAGACCCGCAGCCAGATGATGAACCACCGCAAGAGGTTTGCCCGTAAGTGGTTGTTCAAGGAATCCGCCTTTGACGAATCAGGGCGTGCAGCCCTGGAGTCTGACGAGGACAACGTGATGGTTCCCGTCAGCGGTGATGAGGCACTGGGCAATGTCATCAGTCCGATGCCTGCTGTCATCAACCCGCCCGACATGTACAACGTGTCCAATATGATTCAGGCCGATATTGACCGTATCAGCGGTGTTGGCGAATTTATGCGTGGTGGTGCGTCAGAAATTAGTCGTACCGCCACTGAGGCTGCGATGATGCAGGACGCTATGAATGCCCGCACTTCGGACAAGTTGGCTGAGGTGGAGCGGACAATCGCTCGTTCAGCCAGCCGTCTGATTGCTTTGGCTCAGCAGTTTATGACGGGCGAAAGTGTTGTCCGTGTCGTTGGGTCAAATGCGATGCCAATTTGGGTGACGTTTGATCGTGACTGGATTGCTGGAGAGTTTGACTTTGAGGTTGAGGCTGGTTCTACTCAGCCTGTGAACGAGTCATTCCGCCGTCAGATGGCCATGCAGTTGGTGGATGCTATGTCGCCGTTCATCAGCCTGGGTGTTGTTGATCCTGCTGCCCTGGCCCGTCATGTGTTGCAGTTTGGTTTTGGTGTGAAGACACCTGAGGCTTTCTTCGCTGCACAGAACCCGATGATGGCCCAGCAGGCTGGGATGCCTGGTCAGGGAGCACCACAGCAGTTGCCTGCTGGCGGTGCTGATCAGATGCCGATGCCTATGGATTCTGTTCCTACTGGTGGTATGCCGTTGCCTAGTTCCATCCCTCCGCAGGTGCTGAGCGCACTGCAGAGCGGTGGTGGAATGCAGTTGAACAACATCCAGGCGTAACCATACGTAACGATATTTCTATTGTCATAGAGCAACCGTGGAGGACTCTGTGAGTGAAATTGAAATGACCGATGTGTCTGAGGCCCCGCTGGAAGGCGGACAATCCGAAGGTGAAGTGGTCGCCCCTGCTGAAGAAGTCAACTACTTCAACGTTGATGACTACGCTAATTATCGGGTCAAGTTGCCCGTTGGCGGAGAGGAACTAGAAGTTCCGATTTCGGAAGCACTGGCTGGTTATCAGCGTCAGGCGGACTATACCCGCAAGACGCAGGAACTTGCCGAACAGCGAAAAGAGATTCAGTTCGCTGCAGCCATTCAACAGGCACTGGAGAATGACCCTGTAGCAACAATTCAACTCTTGACTGAACACTATGGTGTCAATGGTCAGCAAACCTCGGAAGATGAGGAACTGTTCATGGACCCGACTGAGCGTCAGTTTAGGGAGTTGGAGAGTCGTGTGCGAACCTTTGAGGAAGCACAGGCTCTCCAGGAGTTGGAACGGACTATCGGATCGTTGCAGCAGAAATACGGTGAAGACTTTGATGCGAACGAGGTTGTTGCTACCGCCCTGGCGACAGGGAATGACAACCTGGAGAACGTCTACAAGATGATCGCTTTTGATCGTTTGGTGGCGAAGCAGCAGGCACAGTCGCAGATTGCTCAACAGCATGCTGCGAAGGAGCAGGCTGTGACGAACGCAAAACGTGACGCTGCGGTTGTTGCGGGAGGTTCATCGTCTCAGGGAACTTCTGTTGGTATTCCTGCTGTCTCATCAATCAAAGACGCATTTGCTGCTGCAAAGCAGCAACTCGGAATCAATTAGAAGGAGGCCATAAATGGCTTTTGCAAATGGAACCAATTTTGACGCACTGCTCTCTACGACACTTGCGAACTACCGTGACAAGTTGACCGACAACGTGTTCACGGCTCGTCCGCTGACGTACTGGCTGTCGTCCAAGGACCGAATCCGTATGGAGTCGGGTGGCACGAAGATCGTGGAGCAGTTGATCTACGGTCAGAACAGCACCGTTGGTGCATACGAGAAGTGGGACACCATCTCGCTCGCACCGCAGGAAGGCATCACCGCTGCTGAGTACGACTGGAAGCAGTACGCTGCTTCTATCGCAATCAGCGGTATTGAAGAGGCCAAGAACAACGGTGAGCACGCAATCATCAACCTGCTTGAGTCCAAGATCATGCAGGCTGAGGAGTCAATCCGTGAGGGCTTCAACCAGATGTTCTTCGGCTCGCCCGCTACCTCCAAGGCCTGGAACGGCCTCGGCAACATCGTTGACGATGCTGTCTCGGTTGGTGGCATTGACCCGTCCATCTCGGGCAACGAGTACTGGGCTTCCTACGTGAACGACAACGGTGCAGTTGACAAGGGTCTTACCCTTCTTGACATGGCAACGGCGTACAACAGCACGTCTGTTGGCAACGATCACCCTGACGTGATCCTCGCCACTCAGACCCTGTTTGAGAAGTACGAGTCGCTCCTGCAGCCCCAGTTGCGCTACACCGACACCAAGACCGCAGATGCTGGTTTCCAGAACCTGCTGTTCAAGTCGGCCCCGATCATGTATGACGTGCATGCACCTGAGAAGACGATGTTCTTCCTGAACAGCAAGTACCTCAAGTTGGTTGGTCACAGCGACAAGTGGTTCGCTCAGACGGACTTCGTCCGTCCTGAGAACCAGGATGCCCGCTACGCTCTCATCATGTGCTACGGCAACCTGGTGTGCAGCAACCGCAAGAAGCAGGGCAAGTTGACGAACCGCACGGCTGCTGAGGCCTGATGCTTGTGAGGCGGGGGGAGCGATCCCCCCGCCATCACCAATAGTTCACAAACGATTAGTCAGGAGACACAATGGCTGCGAAGAAGATGCCCGCAAAGAAGGTTACGGCAAAGAAGCCCGCAATCAAGAAGGCTGCTGCTCCGAAGAAGCCTGCTGCAAAGAAGAGCGGTGGCCGTGTTGTCCCGCTTGACTACATTGACCAGGTCTCTGGCCCTGGTGGCAGTGGGACGATGAGCGATTTCAGCGGAAAGAATGCAAAGTTTGTACGTGGCAAGAGCAAGATCACTGGTGGTGGCGAAGGCCCTATCCGTGCTTCCAGGCTTTATGTTGGCGGTGGAAAACTTGGCAAGGAAGTTACTTTTTTCCGTGACAGTTCTGAACGCTACGACAAGATGTCCAGGAAGAAGCGGTAATGGCTGCAAAGAAGACAACTGCCAAGAAGACAGTAGCGAAGAAGGCCAAGCCAGTTTCTGCTACTGGTGCAATGATTGATCGCCAGCGACCCAGCGCAGCCCGTGCTGCTCGGGCGATAGCGGTTGAGGCAAGCAACAAGGTGAAGGCGGAGGACAAGGCTCGCACGGCCCGTGTTCGTGGCGGTAAGGAATCTGCTACACGCCAGATGACGGAAGACCGCTATACGGGGTGGGGAACGAAGGACAACTCTGTGATGGTGAAGGTTGTGAAGCCTAACAACACTGGAGATGTCCGCCCTTCCAAGAGTTATCGTGTTGTTTCCGAAAAGGGTGCAAGACCTGCCGATGTTCGTGCTGCCCGTGAATGGGCACGTCTTGAGAAGAAGAAGGAAAACCAGGCTCGTTCTAGAACCACACGGGGAAAGAAATAAGGTAGTTCCTCCTAGGACAGGTGATGGTGGCGGGTTCGTTGAGCCTGCCACCATTGCTCTTTAGGGAACGATTTCAACATTAGGTATGGAATCACGTCTTGCACACACCCTGTATGGGGAACCCGTTAGCGGTCAGCGACCCGCCCATGCTCCTGCTGGGTCTCGTATGGCTGCTGCTTCTGCACCGTTCGTTGGTGAGCGTGCAGGGAAATGTGTCGCTAATGGCGACACATGCAAGGGGCCGAAGGTTAAGGGCAAGGAGTTGTGCATTGGCCATCTCCGTTCGTCTTCCAAGGGTAAGGAAGTAGATTGAGCACTGTCGCTGATTTGGTTGCGCTGGTTCGTGACATTACGGACCTGGATGAGGCGGATCTGCCTACGTCTTTGCTGCGCACCTATTTCCGTGACGGCTACGACAGGATGATTAACCTGGAAAGGCGTTGGCCTTTCTTTGAGGTGAGCGTTTCTTTGCAGACTGTCGCTGAGCAGCGTGACTATCCGATGTCAACTATTGGTGACGGGAATGTCCGTGAGATAACAAGCATTGTTGATACCAGTATGGCTGGTAATCGTTTGCACCTGGTGTCTATTGATGATGCTGAGCGTGTTTGGAATGCGAGTCTGGACATGTCTTCTCGCCCTCTGTATTTTGTTGAGTGGGGCAATTCGGTTAAGTTGTATCCGAAGCCCGACACCGTGTATCCGCTTAGTCTTCGTGGATACCGCAAACCTACGTATACGTGGCTTACGAATGACAGTCTGCAGGTTGATTGTGATGATCGTTTGCACACTGCGATTGCGTATTACGCAATTTCGCAGGCGTACAAGCGTCAGGAAGACAACGAGATGTCTGTTGTGTACAAGCAGTCTTTTGATGAGGCTGTTGCGCTTGCCAGACGTGATCTGATGCGTCCTCCGTCCCATCGTCCGATGGTTTACAACGGTGGTTCCCCTGGAATGACTGAACGTTATTGGCTGCAGCAACTTGGTAGGACTCTTGGTCAATGAGTCGTGTGTCGCTTCTTCGCCAGGATGATTTCACTGGTGGTTTGAATCTTAGGGCTGACCAGTTTCAGTTGATGAACAACGAATCTCCACGTCTGTTGAACGTGGAGATTGACCCTCGTGGTGGTGTTTATTCACGTGGTGCTATGCGCACTATTAACTCCACGAATGTTGCAGCACAATGGTCGCCTAAGAATCTTGTCCCGTTTTATGGTTCTGATAGTTGGCTGATGTTGAGTACTGCCAAGACGGTGTCTGGCAATGGAGACATCTTTTATTCAACTGGCGGTAATTTCACTTCTCTTGACATTGATGTTTTCAGTGAGAGCGGTGCTTCTTTTGCTCCGTGGGGGAATACCCTGTACATGACTGGCGGTAAGGATGCTGCGCAGGCTGTCAAGTGGGATGGGAACATCAAGACTTTGTTGACTGCCAGTGGGCCTGGGTGGCAACCTGATTATGACGTTGCGACTGGCGGGTACATGCCCAGGGCTGAACATTGCATTGTTCATGCTGGGAAGTTGTTTGTTGCTAACACGTATGAGCATGGCGAGGACCACCCGAACCGTGTTCGGTGGTCCCATCCGAACAAGCCTGAGGATTGGGCTGAGTTGGATCGTATTGATGTAACTACTGGTGGTGATGGTATTACTGGTTTGGCTTCGTTCAATGGCCAGTTGCTGATTTTCAAGGAACACGCTGTTTTTGCTTTGTTCGGTTTTGATAGCGATTCGTTCCAGGTTGTTGAGGTGTCTCGTACTGTCGGCACGTTGACACCGCACGCCATTTGCACTACCGAGTATGGTGTGTATTTCTTTTCGCATCCTGATGGCCTCATGTTTTACAACGGTCAGGCCATGCGTGACGTGTTTGAGCCTCTCAGGCCAGCGGTTGACGCTGGCTACATTTCGTATGTTTCCCGCAGGGAGGTGTACGTTTCGTACATCAACCGCCGTATTTGGGTTTCTGTTCCTTACAGCGAAACTGAAACACCAACCACCGCAACTGCGGTGTTTGTGTTTGATCCTTCTGTGAAAAGCAACCAGAACAGCGGTACGTGGACCATGTTTTCCACGTGTGACTCCAAGGG